TTTTTCCGCATTTAGAAAAAATATTGAATGCTTTTTTGTTTAATTTTTGATTCAATAAAAATTATTGAAAGCGTTTTTGTTTAATTTTTGATTCAAAAAATAATATTGAATCAAATTTTGATTAAGTTTTGATTCAATATCGCCCGCAAGGTAATTATTGAATCAAAAATTTGATCAACAATTGATTTAATATTATTTTCTACTTAAAGACATTCATGTAATATATATTATAAAATGTCTACAAATTATACTTGCTCGTTTACTAACGAACGCGTATGGAACTTTTATAATACTCATCCTGAATTTAACCTGGAATCAATGAATCTATTGCTTCTTGATTTAATAGAAAAATTAATCCCTGAATCATCTAATGGCTTGACTTCTACTTTTGCCGAACAATTAGTAGAGAATATGAAACAACTACAATCACAAATTAGTGGTGTATCTGATACAATGACTCATTTAAAAAATGAATCTCTCAATACTATTACTCTACGTTTCGCCGAATTTAAAAAGGAATATTTGGACGATGTGAAAATGGTATTAAATAATAATGTTTCAGATAAATTTGCTCCATTATTGAGAGAACAAAATTCTATAATGTTAGATAAAACACATCTACTTATTAATGACATTATACCAAAAAATAATGAAACTTTAACTAAACACATGAATGATGCAATAAAATCTCTACATTCTTCTATTGTAGAAGATACTAATAAATTTCTGTGTTCATCTATTAATCCAAGAACTCTACAAGATTTTATTGCCAGTTTAGAAGTTAAGTTGACTCAAAGTGAACAACGACTTGAAAATAATATTAAAGATATTAAAACTACTAATGATACTATTCGTGAAATTTCAACAAGCCATCAACAGACATCTGTCGCTCTCAATAGTACGGTAAGTGATATGTTGAAAAAAATGGATAATGCTGCTTCAAAAGGTAAAATATCTGAAAACTTGGTTTTTAATATATTAACGAAACTCTATCCTTCGGCTCAACAAATCGATTATGTTGCCGGGCAAAAAGAAACGGGTGATATTATTTTGGTTAGAGAAAATAAACCTACTATTTTAATTGAAAATAAAAACTGGGATAAAATTGTTTCAAAAGAAGAAGTTAAAAAATTCATCCATGATATTGAAACACAAAATTGTTCAGGACTTTTCTTATCACAAAATACCGGAATTGCTAACAAAACTAACTTTGAAATTAAGATTCATGATAAAAATGTTTTACTCTTTATTCATGAAGTAAATTATGATGCTGAAAAAATTAAATTAGGTATTGAAATAATTGATCATTTTAAAGCCACTATTGATTATTTCGATTGTGGATCGGATATCGATACTATTGAAAAAGAATTATTGGATGCTATTAATAAAGAATTTCAAGATTGCTGTTCACAGAAATTAAATTTATTAAGAACTCTTAAAGATTTTAGTGACAAAATGCGAAAACAAGTAGATGATATTCGATTTCCTGAATTGGAAAAATATTTATCTTCTCGTTATACTTTTTCTGTTGGAACGATGGTTTGTGAATTTTGTAATTTTATTGCAAAAAATCAAGGTTCTTTGTCGGCACACCGAAGAGGTTGTACTGTTCGGAAAGAATTACAGGCACAAAAAACTACTGAAGCGACTATCGAAGTAAATAATATTGTTATATCTACTTCTTCTCCTGTAGCAGAACAAATTTCTATCTCTGTTCCCAAAAAACCTTCTAAAAAAAGCAAGTCAACAACTAGTGACGATTCTACTAATAAATAAAATGTAAATAATAAATAAATTTTAAAGATTTTATTTATTATATTCAAAAACTTCTTATTTTATTAATATAAAGCGTTATTCTGCCAATTGAAAAAGAATCCCCTTCATCTTTGGGATGACGGAATCTATCTTTCAATTCTATTTTTTTATCCTCACTTAATGTTTCAACCAGATTTAACCATTCCAATAGTATCCCTATTTTACTCCATTCTATATTGTCAGTTTTGAAAGCAAAAAAATATAAATTAAATGGATCATCACTTTCACCTAAAAATAAAGTTTCATTCTCCTCATTATTATATGGATTGTGACTTATAGTCAGATATAATATATATGTATAATCACTCATTTAATATCTACTATTGTTTAATTTTTATATTTTTATATTTTTATATTTTTATATTATTATATTATTAAATCAACAAGTCTTTATTGTTTCTACTAATTTGTAGAGACAATAAAATTATATTTTTATTTAATACTTATAAAATACTTTTTGTTTTTGTCCTATTGGTATTTCTAATCCATATTTATCCGATAATTTGAAATACTTATTACTTGTATCGAGTAAATATAATTCATTTTCGATTCTTCCTCCTTTTTTTTATCGTTTTTTTCCCTCGGGTTCTTTTCCGGCCACCTTTAAACGATTTTAATAAAGATGTATCACCTGAAATTATCTCCAAATTCAGAATTTGTTGTAAACGCAACGCGTGTGCTGCTCCTACAAAAAGAATAATTTCTTTTTTCGGTTCGCCGGCGGTTGCTGCGTACTGATCTATTTTTTCAATTACATTCATATCCATGGATAAACTCGATAATTTTAATAAATTATCAATTAATTGCTCAACAACGGCATCATTTCTCTCTTCATTTTTAAGATTCATTATAAGTTGTTTAAATAGGTCTTGCGTTTCAGCCACGAGCTGTGTATATTCGTCTTTGATCGGTAAAAATTTTTGTTTAATTTTTATCGTTGCCATTAGAATTTGTTTGGTCGTTAAAAACAATGCTTCCATTGAGACTTGTCTTCCATATTTCAGTGCTTCCTCTTCTAATCTATTTAAAAAGCCATCGGCTAGGCGTGAGTCAATACACATTACGGGTTGTTTGTTTACGGTTCGCGTGAACCATACCCATTCCGAGCCTTTTGCTGCTTTAAACAATGCTTCTTCACCGGGCTGTAACACACAATACTCGGTAGAATGTTCAACCATCACTATCGCTTCAGTCAAGTCCAGTTTTTCATAAAAAGAATTATCAATGTCGGCGTGATTCTCACCATAAATTGTTAAGGGTATATCCTTATATACGCCTCGCACAATCAGCGGCATGGGTCCTTTTTTCACCGTTCTGGATTTTCGCGTTGCCATATATATTATATATTCAATATAAATTTGATTTATAAATATTCTATTTATTATGATTTATACTTAAACCTATTTATTTAATAAAATAGTAGAGAAAATGGGAAATTTATCCAGTTTAATATATCCATCCAAAACTATTAATAAACTAGCTTTCGGTTATTATAAAACATCCAGCCTAGAAGATAAAAATGCCTTTGTTGAAATTTTAACGGACGATTTTTCCAAAGTAGAAGAAATAAAAGAAAAAATATTAACCAACCCTAAACTACATATTGTGGTCGGGGTTGCCGATGATGTCATCGACGCTTTAACCTACTATTTGAATAACAATCCACCTCATGATAAGATTATTTTATCACAAACCGATTTATTTATATTTAAAAATCGGTATGATTTACCAATGTTGAGTATTAAAAATACCAAAGCCGATGAAAACCGTGAAAAATTGTCTACTAATAATAAAAACAAACCTGCTTTTTTTGTGGCTTCGTGTGATTTATCAAAGTTATGGGGGGGCAGCCCCCGCAATATAACAAGTCGGACCCAATTAAATTAAATTATATATATTATATATATTATTATTATATAATATGTCCGACATTGATGCAGTGATTAATAAATGTGTCGATGATATTTGGAAAGAATACGGCAAAAAAGGGTCCGAATCGCTCAGTAAAGATGACACCAAGAAATTTGTTATGAATACCCTTTCTGATATGGAAGATGTGGAACCATTTACAGAGGCTGATTTCGAAGCCTGTTTTAAGGAATTCGATCTAGACGGTTCGGGTACGATTGAAAAAGAGGAAATGGTCACTTTTATTAAAAAAATGTCTGGGCTTGTATAACTATTTTTATTTTTTGCTCTACTTTTTAATCATAGCCTCTACTATCGCCTTGATCAAAGGGGGTGGGACCGCATTACCTATTTGAACAATTTGTTCTTTCATAGTACCACATACGATATGTTCCTTGGGAAACCCTTGAATCTGTTTTAGTTCATCCGGCAAGAGCATTCGCAAATAACAGCCCGACGCATTTTTTAGCGGCACAAAGAACCGTGGCTGATGGTCATAACTACAGATGATTGTTTTCGCTGCCTGGCGTATATCTACTATTTCACAATGAATCGGGCTAATACGCTTGCCAAACGAAAACAGATTATCATGTGTTTTACCGGCATAAGACCGGCCGGCTTCATTGGCCAACAGCTTACTCACTAAATACGGATGTGCCTCATTATTTTCCGGATATTTTTTAGCATCGCTTACATCCGTCATAATACATTCTTTGGGTATATCCGCAAACCATGTAGGGTCGACCTTTATGGCCCCATCCATTTGGTAGGATAGAATACCTTTTAAATTCGGCTTTGTAGTTTGAGGGGGTGGAAAGCTAGGTACCCAACCATACGGATTACCTTTTTTTGTCCCTATAATAATTAACCGTTCCCGTTTTTGTGGGACATTGTATTTTTCCGTTTTAAAAACCTGAAATTTCACTTCATAGCCAATCTTTTCAAACTCTTTTACTATTACATCAATGTAGAGCTCGCCGGATTCGGTTTTCCTGGCCAACAGCCCTTTGACATTCTCACCAATAATCATTGCGGGGTTTATAAGCCGGGCTGCCCGCAGGAATTCTTTGAATAATGTATTACGCGGGTCATTCTCTTTCTTTTTCCCGGCATTACTAAAGCCTTGGCAAGGGAACCCAGCGAAAAGAATGTCTACCTTATCCTTATATTTTTCAAAACAAGCATCTTTCAACTTGGCTATATCAATGCTTTTCCCATCACAGATTAATTCACTCTCGGGAAAATTCGCCTGATGAGATTCGCAAAATTTCGCCTTGAATTCATTATAGGCAATGACATCACAGCCGGCCTGTTGTAAGCCCAATGAATCGCCTCCCAAGCCTGAAAACAAACTTATGGCGGTATATTTTTTATTGGCTACTGTTGCTTCCATTTTAATATGAGTATACTGATTGGTTTATACTTATACTAAAAAAATAGTTATAATTCAATTTTTGTTTATAATGTATAATAAAATTGAATTATCATTATAGGTTATATAATAACTAAAAATCAAAATAATGGCATCAACACTCTTGAGCCTTAAAAGTATCAAGCAAGTTCTTTTTGAACAGATTCAATTACGTGTAAAACATATATGTACGCCAGAGTTTATACAAACGACCAAAACAGTGAACGGTGGTACGCAAACCAGTGAACGCGTAACAATACTTAAAATGAAGGAAATCTTGGATAGTATGGGTTTACACTACACCGAAGCGAGTAGTCAACAGGCTATAGATTTTCAGAATGTAGGTGGTATTGGTCTCAATCTGGAAATTAAAAAAACCGATTCAGTCAATGTAATGTTCAATGATACTTGTCCTTCCGAGGATATTTATTATATTATTATATTCACTGGTAAGGAATTTAAAAATAAAAAAAAGATGGTGGATAATATCCCTCCACAAATTTGTTGTTTAAACGGCGATGATATTTTGAAGACATGTCCATGGTATGAGGAATTTAAGGTTGATTTTAATGCCTTGAAGGATAAATATGCCCGTGGACCGAATAAAAAACTACGTACTGGACTATTGTCGGTCTTTCCTCGGGCTAATTGGAAGGGTGATATTTCACCCTTTCTGTCTAAATAAAAGATATAAAAAGTATTTCATTTTATTTTTGAAGGGCTTGATAAAACATATCCAACGTTTTCATAAAGTTGGCTCCACCAAAGAAGGCCTCTTTTCTTTTTGATTTTATAAAATTCATGGCTTCTAACGGCGTGCCTTTATAATATTTCATTATGTAACACGCGACTACCGCACACGACCGCTGCATACCTGCAAAGCAATGGACCAAGACCGGCTGTTTGTTCGTTCTACTGCTATGGATTTGTTCTAATATAGTCGTATTTTTCATATAGTTTAATAAAGCATTGATTTCAATTGGGTCATCGTTTATAGGTATTCTAATTCCTTTTTTACATTTGTTAGAAAAAGGTATATTCTTTGAACAATTTACTATCAATGCGAATTTATCGGCATAGAGTTGAGAGGATTCCTCGTTGCCTATAAACAGATTCTCTACTATTTCATTATAATTCATCATTTTATCGCGATTATATATTTTAAAATTATACATTTAATATAAATTAACTTTTATTATATTATATTTTTTAAAAATCTATGGAAATACGTATTTAATTATAATTAAAGTATCCATTTCACTCCACCATTTCACTCCACCATTTCACTCCACCATTTCACATCGGTTTTGCCACGCTTTTCTCAAAAGCGGTTAGTTATACAACCCTATCTCATCCACCTCTTTTTGTACATTACTACTTTCATACATTTTTTTCAATTCGTCCAAATGATCGATCGGTTTTTCGCAATAGTTTAATAAATATTGTTGTAGCAAACTAGTCGATACTTTTATATTTAACGCACATACACCACTGTAGAACTCATTCGCCACCTGTTTATCCTGATTAGTGGTAAATTTATTACACATCATTATAATTTGTTCTTTTGTCGCATAATCGAATTTCAATATATAGTCGATACGTCCTGGCCGAATCAATGCCTTGTTTAGTTGCTCTATATGATTGGTACTAATAAAGCCGATTTTATTATCACTAGTGATACCATCTAGTGCATTCAATACACCACTAAACGTTAGGCTACAATGTAGCTCTTCACTACTCGTCCTATTTTTATTGAAAATACAATCCATATCCTCCAACACGAAAAAGATCTTTTTCTCATCCTCGTTGCCTTTTTTATCATGGCTATCATTCAAGGACCGAAATGCTTGTAGTAAAGCAACATCTGTCATCTTGGGGGTAAAACTAACAATAGCCAGATTATAGCCAAACAAGGATGCCAAAGCCGCAATCAAACTGCTTTTGCCGCCCCCTGGAATGCCTTCCAATAAATAGATTCGCTTATAGGGTATACCCATCTCATTATACCACTTTTCTGTTTTGGGATCTAAAAATTTGGTCAAATCATTGATAATCGCCTCTTTGTCTTTTTGTGGCAAATAGATGGAATCCATTGACCGTGGATTCCGCGAGCCCAACCTTTCAAAGTAGTTTCCTTCCGAACTACTAATAAACAACTTAATTTTATTCTTTTCCGTTTTGATGTTATAATAGTGTTTCTTATAATACTCTGCGCTGGACTTGATAAACGCTTCAAACACATCTATTTTGTCCGCAGCAAAACTGATGGTATAGGAAGTATAGTGGGTATATTCATACTGATGGTTAATTTTAATCATTTTATCGTTCATCTTTTCATTTGCTGCTTTAATAAGAGTAAACTCTACACCATTGTAGGTAAATGCATAGGGCTCGTCAAGAGCAAATCTATCTAGCAGATAATTAATGGTTAAATCATTATCTATATCAAAGGAAACCATCTCCATGGAAGTAGTAGTGTTTTGAAGAAAGTTGGTCAAGCTGTTATCTACTAATTTCTCATTATGAGGCTTGCCATAAGATTGAAGTATAAATTGGTTTAAATTCGACCCTACATAAAATAGGGGTTCTTTAAAGAGTGACCCGGAATGTTCATTGGAATAATTAAATCGGATACTGGTTCTCTGTTCTGTAGCCATTATTTTTATTTTTATGGTTATGTTACTATGTTATAATGTTACGTAGTCTTTAAGCAACTTTCAACTTTTGGAAAAAGTTGGTCAAAACAACTTTTGGAAAAAGTTGGTCAAAACAACTTTTGGAAAAAGTTGGTCAAAAACAACTTTTAGATTTTTTATGTCTATTTTTGCTCACTTTTTAATCAGTACCTCTTTAATAATATTTTTAAATATTTTATTGTTATTGGTAGCAGTATCGCCGCGTCCGCCACAGGCTTCTTGCATCAAATTTATATAAATATCATTATAAATAGAATCGCTCTGTATACAATCAGGGTATTTATCCCGCCAATCACTTAATTTGCCCATATTTTTATGGGCTAATCCTCGAATAGCGGTTTTAACGGTACTGTTATCGGGTGTTTCCCGTTCCCATACATTGTTCTCCTTTACATAAAAGATTTCCCTTCTTGCATCACTACAATGAATCGGTCGCCTATACACATCCAATAATTTCAATTCTTTGATAATCATGTTTGACATACCTTTTGCATAGCCCAATATACCAACACTTTCCAAATCTTCCAGTTGAATTTCAAAAGAATTGACGAAATCACTAAGGTTAATTGCGTCCTTACATTCCTCGTTTAAGAAAACCTGCATATTAAACGTATTTGTGTTATGGCTATTGTTATGACTATTATTATTATTATTGGACGGCTGAATGTTCTTACATACTTCTATCAACTGCTTTTGAACTTCGGTGCTCTGTTTTTGGGCCTCTACACTTTGTTTTTGGGCCTCCACACTCTGTTTTTGTAATTCCAAATTACTTTTCACTACTTCCATTACCAAGTTTGTAAGGATAGAAAAGTGATTGTCTGTGGTGGATTTCTCTTCATAGGGTAGGACAATCATGTTTTCAGTGGGGGCAAAGCCCCCTAACCCCCCCATGGTGGGGGCAAAGCCCCCTATATCATCTTCGTCAATGGTAGACAACATGTCACATGTTTTTTTATGTGTGCATAGTCCTTGTCTGTGACGATATTTCCTGCCACAGTTACATATATATAAAGTGCTCTTTTTTGTGTCATCATTTGCCGTCATGATGTCATCATTTGTGTGTTTGCGTGTCAAAATATGTTTATCGTAGTTACTTTTTTTGCTACAACTAAAGTCACACTTCTCGCAACGGAATCTTTCGGCATTTTTTGCTTCTTTTTCTGTCATCATTGTCACTATATATGTCAGTTACAAAAAAATGCCTAAATCCTTTACGCAACAAATACATTATTTCATAAAAAAAGTTAGCATCACACATTTTTTCATGAAAAAATGAAAATGAGAGCATTATGCTCTAAAATCACTTTTTCGACTTTTTTGATTTTTTCTTTTTTTTCGTTTTTTCCGGCTGACAATTATTTTCTGAAAATCTGACATTTTTTTTGTCACTTTTTGGTTTTTTTATTTTACTCCTGGAAAACTTACTTTTCTACTACTTTTTTTAATTCAACCATTTTTATGTTTTTATTTGTTTTATTTGTTTTCTATTTTTCTATTTTTTGTAATTTTATATAAATAGCATATTCTTATTATATTTAAAAGTTAAAACCCCAACCCGGAACAAACCCCGGGTATTTGGCAACCAACTGCACCAGAGAACACATGGCTTTGGCATCTCCAAGGGCCGCAAGGTTGCCCACCGTGAGCTCTTCAATGCCCACTTGAATAATTTCGGTACAATGACCCGCATCATTGGCGATGCTCTTACCATGAAGGGCGGCAATTTCTTCCGTGGTCATTTCCACCTGGAACCAGTAGGTAGTAATCTCTTCATCACAGCCTCCTGGACTGGGATAAAATACGCCCAACTTTTCCATATAGTTAAATTGTTGGGTCGGATCGGCCGTCTTGACGCCAGTAGTATCGATTTCAATGCCCAACTCTTCTTTGAGCTCTACAATCATCTGGGTTTGCGCCATTTTGCCCTCACCATCTGCTCGCAATTCAAACATACCGGCAGGCAATTCCCAAATCCATTTGCCGACAGGCACGCGCGGTTGCTTGACTTTGGCATAATACAACTTGCCGGTGGCCTTGTCTCGAATGAGCACCAGACACGTCACGGCACTGCCGCGCAAGAACACAATGCCCGCCAATGACTTGCCGCTCGCACGGTCGATGCAGGTCATGTTCAAATGAACAAACAACACATTCTTGCCAAAGGTTGTATCGCCTGTTATAGTGACCTTGCTGATCAAAAGATCCGGGCTTACACGCTTAAACCAATCTTTGACTTTGGGGGCGTTCATAATGGCCTCCAATCGTGCCGGCCCATTGGTATTGCTGGGGTATTCCACCGGGACTTCCGCACCGTTAATCACAACTGTAGTTGAAGACATCTTTTGTAGTGTTTGTTCGTAAAATACTTCTACTATAGTGTAGGAAATCCATTTCAATTTTTTACAAAAATACGAATAAATAAATAATAAAAAATAATAAAAATTTGAAAAACTAATTTTAATTATTCTACTAATACTATACTATTATTTTTCAATAATTTATGTTTATTTAAATAACGCTTTGAATACTTGTTAATGTAGATGACCAAGGTATCGGATAGCTCTTCCAAGTGTGTAATGGCAAATGTTTTATTGTTATTGTTATCATTGAGTCTTCTAATAATCGTATTTATCTTTCGGTAAATTCCATTGGCCACCTCCGTCGGTAACGTATCGCTCATTACAGTACCCAAGCGGGTTTTCCAGTCCTCGATGTTGGCTTTTATAGAAGAGAGTAGTGGGTGTTTGATATGCTCCAATATATTTACAATCGTTTCAATCTCACCGGTAATCTGGTACATTTTAGACGCACTGCTACTGAACAGCGGGTATAATGCTTCCATGATTTTCGTATTGTTTTTTAATACGGCATAGACCCATAGCCGCTTGGCCAATTTCATATATTTATTCACCGACCGATTACTATATTTTTGTAGATCTTCCATTAAAGATGTTTCATAGGCTTCAGGTTTTACACTTAAATAATGTGTGTTTTCTTTAGTATCGTCATAGGTTAACATAAACATGTTGGTCATTTCAATATAACGCTGATTTAAATAAATCCAAATGTCTATTTTGACAATACTTTTATGTGTCAAGGCATCTTCCAGGGTTATTTCCTGACCCAAAGGTAGAGTTTGTTTACCTTTTATCATTTCATCAATCGTCCATCGCACGACATATTTTTTTTTAATCAAACTTTCCAAAGTGTAAAACTCTTTGAGTTTGGGTTTCTCTACTATTTTGCTTAAAATAAGATCACTTTCCTCTCTGGTGAGTAGATTCTCTGCCTTTATTTTTAAAACGGCGGCCCTAATTTTATCAGGGTGATAATCTAGTATGTCAGACCCTTTCGAATGCCCTATATCGATGTAGTAACGTTCATCATGACCCGCTTTGAAATCGCCCAAATAAATATGTTGGCTGTCTTTTATACGTTGGGCCATCGCTTTAAATTTCGCGGCAATTTCCTTTTTAGCAGTGTAAATGGAACAGCAGCTTTTATACGTTTCAAACATGTCAATATCGGCGGGGTATTCATGTACCACATATTTAAAACTGCCGACTATTTTGGGTGGAAACAAGGGGTCTAAAGTGATGAGATGGATTGCATTAATCGTATCCACGGATAACGATGTAAAAGGTCGTGTTTGTGTCAAAGCTAGATTTATAGCTGCTGCTGGTTTTTTCGTTTTTGTTGTTTTTGTTGTTTTTGTTCTTTTTGTTCTTTTAATCGGTTTTTTCGTTTTTTTCGTTTTTCCCATATACTATAAATAAATATTATATATAGTATAAAAGTATTTGATTATTTAATTAATATAATGGAAAAAGTGGAAAAAGTTAAAAAAACAGAAGAACCATGGCTATTCTATATAGTACATAATAACGGGTATACCTATGCAGGTGTGTCACCAGACCCCGTAAAACGGCTCCGAAAACATAATGGTGAATTGGCCGGTGGTGCCAAATATACTCTTGGTAAAGGTAAAGGCTGGGAACATGTATGTTTAATCAGCGGCTTTCAAACGAAACAACAAGCCTTACAATTTGAATGGGCATCCAAGCATGTCCCCCCCAGGAATGTAGGCGGATTAGAACAACGGGTAAAAAAATTATATATTCTATTGAATAAAAGTCAATGGACGTCCAAAGCTATAGAGGCACATAAAGTACCTTTAAAAGTAGAATGGAAAATGAAGGTACCTTGTGCAAATCGAACTGTACCTAGCTATATTTTAGATATAGAACACCTAATGATAAATAGTAAATAACAGTGCAACCGCAAAACTATTTTCCCATGACATTTTGTCAAAAGCCTTTCGACCATTCAAATGCCATTTTTCGATACAATCGAAATTATTTTTATACTTCCAATCACTAACGAGATTATTTCTGTTACAATTATTGCGTAAATTATCTAAATCGGCCCATAAATTCGCCCCTACATCTTCGCCCGTTCCCCATTCGATGCCAGTGCCATATTGCTCGATCTTGTAGGTAATACGATTAATGATTTCCATTTTATGATTATTATTATTATTATTATTATTATTATTTATAAATGATAATAATCATAATTCAATTTTTTATAAAAACCCCTTATAAATCCTTTCCCCTACAAATCCCTCCCTACAAATCCCTCCCTACAAATCCCTCCCTACAAATCCCTCCCTACAAATCCCCCTACAAATCCCCCTACAAATCCCCCTACAAATCCCCTCTACAAATCCCCCTACCCCCCCCGGGGTTTAAAAGGGGCACCGCCCCTTTAGTATTGATACAACTCCTCCACCACCATGGTAAACGACCAATCATTATCATGTAAATTTACCAAATTACCTTTATCATCTATGAGACGCACTCGTAATCGATCAATGTTGACAGGGCCAAAATAAGTCCGAACATTTGCCTGTAAAGCCTGGCCGAACTGAACATAAGGCCCAGGCCGAAACGTATTTACCAATTGGACCGGTATAATGGCCAATACATCGGTGGTGGTGGGCCCGCTGGTTCGATTAATGGTTTGTTTACGATTGGCGACAATTTCATTTACGGTATAGAGCTGGGCTTGGGTCAGAGTTCGCGGTGCCGTCCGCACCATAAACGATTGTGACTGGTTCGTAGTATCATTACACGAGACATCTTTGGCATTATAGTAGGTCGGGACACTTAATTTAGTAGTAGTGTCTACTATATTCACTAGACCATTATTCAAATGATTATTATTATAATCATCTACTACTAAAATAAAATATTTCGGCCCATAGGTATCCGCGGGAACATCTGATGTAATGGTTTGCTTTGCGGGAATAGATATAGCAATGATGCCATTACTGTCCGGCTGGATTCGAAAGCCTAAATTCCAGCCCAGATTTTGATTGATTTTAGCGCCGGGTCCACACCCCTGATGACATAATCCACTCCCATTATAAAAAACCATACTCGCGTCCTGTGAGCCGGTATTTGTAAAACTCACTTTACCACTATAGGGTAGAGGACCAGTGAATGTTAACGATAAACTTTGATCAGTAAACATAGTATTTAATACATTACTCAAATCGGCCACACTATAATTCCCATCAGAGATATCAATGATGGTACTTGTATTACCACTACTATATTCCAGACATGTATTACCTAATGAATGGTCAAACGCATACCATGTAGTAGGTATTTGAACCGAATAAAGTTTAAGCGATGTAGCATTGGTCAAGGGATCAGACAAGTCCAAGGTATAATCTGTATTATAGGAAGGGGCATTCGGATTATTAACATAGGGTAATATATTTTGTCGATATTGACTATCGATACAGATAATTCTCGAGGTCAAATTTTGTAGATTGGGATTAATCGTGCCTTGTGCCACGGGAACATTATACGATTGACTTACACCCAACTGCTCTCTGTTCATCTGCTGGTGTTCGGGGCCAAAAAATTGTACTTTTTGTTTTCTATCGGTTATTCTGGCATTTTGAACAGGGTCTGACTGCTTTGGATATTCGTTTTTCCACCAATCGTCTAGCAATTTCGATGGGTCTTCTTGTTGCGGTTGCTCTTCCTTCGGCAGTGTATCTGTGTTTTCATTGGTATGTTCCAATAATTTATCACGTGCGTTTCGAATGAATAATGCAACAGTTGGTTTACCTTCTTTGGTCATTTTATCCATCATTTTACTGGCTACATTATTAATTTCAAAATCAGAAGCATCGTCCGATAAACTAAACAAGGTTAATAAATCATGAATACTATAATTTTCTACATCCATATCCATTACTACTATACTAGTCTTTTATAAAAAGTATTTAAACTACTTTTTACAAAAAGTAGGGCAAAAAGTAGTATGCTGGTGCCTTTTTCGCGGTTCCTTTTTTTCAGTTGGAAAATTGATTTGAAATTATATTTATATAATATTATATAATATATACTAAAACTAAAATGGCAATGGCAACAATGGCAATGGCTACTGGTGCTGCGAACATTGAATGTTCTATTTGTTGTGAAAAATTCAATCAGAGTACACATACGCGTATTGTGTGCGATTATGGCGATTGTAATTATAGCGAGGCTTGCAAAGCCTGTGTACGACACTATATATTAAACATTTCTACCGAACCGCATTGTATGAAGTGTAATAAAGCATGGTCGCAAAAATTCTTGGTGGAAAATCTAAATAAATCTTATATTTCCAAAGAGTTTAAAACACACAAAAAACAGTTTCTGTTGGAAAGGGAAATCAGTAAATTACCCGAGACAATGGAAGCCGCTGAAAAATACAAGCTTATTGTTTTCGAAGAGCAGAAGCAAGCAGCCATCTTAAAGGAAATTGCCCAGGCAAAAAATGCATTGGCCAGACTGAATGATACACTAAACGAAAGCAGAATTGCCATATATCAACTGAAAACATCCGGACAGAGTGTGGCTGGTAAAGAAAAAGAACACAGATCATTTATCATGCCCTGTCCCAATAATGATTGTCGTGGGTATTTATCCACCCAATACAAATGCCAAATGTGTAATTTACAAACATGCCCGAAATGTCACGAAATTATGGGCCATTCCAAAGAAGCCGAACATACCTGTAAAGAAGAAAATGTACAAACAGCCGAGCTGATTAAAAAAGAGACCAAAGGCTGTCCATGCTGTGGCACACGCATTTTCAAAATCAGCGGCTGCGACCAAATGTGGTGTACGACCTGCCATAAGGCATTTAGCTGGAAAACGGGTAAGATTGAAACGGGGGTGGTTCATAATCCGCATTTCTATGAATACCAGCGCAAGAACAATGGAGGTGTTGCGCCGCGTAATCCTGGTGATATTCCATGTGGGGTACTGTGTAGCTGGTATCAGATGAATAGTATAATCGTCAGCAAACTTATCAGTACAGGTGCTGCTGGTGCTACTGGATATGATTGTAAACAGTTAAAAAAAGCTGTGAGTGACATTCATCGTTGTATCGCTCATATTCATGCAACTGATCTACGCACTATTCGTAATAAGATTGAAACGGTCAGCAACAGTGAACAAATTCGCATTGATTATATGCTGAAAAAAATATCTAAAGAAGAGATGGCGACTAAAATATATAGAAATAATGCACTTCGGCAAAAATATATGGAAATCTTAAATGTGATGGAATTGTTGAGTGTGGTTGGTATTGATTTCTTTGAAACACTTATTCAATCAAAACTTCAAAATAACGAATTGGTTCACTATGTTTTTGGTAAAGTGGACGAATTACATAAATTGCGGCTCTATTGCAATGAACAATTTGCAGTCATCGGCAATACCTATAGCCAAATGGTGCCCTATATTGATGAACTGTTTGCGATTAGTAATAAAAAATATACTCCTCTTAAAAAACCGGCCAAGGGCAAAGGTAAGGCCAAAAAAACCGATGATGATGACACTGCGTCACAGTTTAGTGATACTACTGATGCTACTGATGCTACTGATGCTACTGATGCTGCCAGTCAAATGGTGGATGATGACTATTTATCTGAATAACCAACCAACCAACCAACCTTTAAAAAAGGTTGTACCAAACAACCTTTAAAAAAGGTTGTACCAAAAATACCGTTAATTTTATAAGCCAGTTTTACATGGGTTTTGGCCGGCTTTTCTCAAAAGCCTTTGGCCGGCTTTTCTCAAAAGCCCAGTTTTACATGGGTTTTGGCGGGCTTTTCTCAAAAGCCTTGAAAAGCTCTCTAAAAAACTGAATAAAATCCATATGTTTACTATTTGCGATCCATTTGGGTAAAGCTGTTATTCCTTGATACCGTTTAACATTACGTAAACCTTTAAACAATAAAACATTAAATATTTCAATTACTTTTTTTTCATACTCGGTAAGGTTAGGGTTGCTACTATCAATCCGATATAAACCTTTATAGACATATCTGTTATAATTCCCATCGGAATAGATTTTATAATATTTGTCTACTACCAATGTATTTTTTACCAGCCCAATGCCTACTATTTTATTTGTCTCATTGTTCATTTCCAATACAAAGAGTAGACTACCGTAAGGTATTTTTTCTGTAATTTTTAAAGGGGTACCATAAATACTGCCTGTCCAACCATGTTTCTTACACCAAGCATCTCTTTCTAAAAGTGTTTTGGTGGTAAATCTGGTAGTGGCTATAGAGAACATTGGCAATTCAGACCAATTAGTAGTTATTTGAGAATAATAGTAGAGATTTATGTTTTCAATTTTGGGGTGGGGGCTCTGCCCCCCCAACCCCCGTGTGATAAAAATATAATATTATTTATTGGTAAAAATTCGTCACACGGGGGTTGGGGGGCAGAGCCCCCGCCCCAAAATTGAAATAGATTTCCCAGACCCTACAATCTGTATCTTACAAGCTACAGAAAAGAAAATGTCTTTCATCCAGAATTTATCTGTCTTTATTCCCCGCATTCATCGTGAAGATGCGAATGAAGCTTTTATCAAACGCGTCTTTTACGAGCAAGAGATTGCGTGTGTGCGGCGTATTGATTTCCTGAAATGTCGGGACAGCGGTGGTAACCGCAAGGGCAATACATACTATCAGGCCAAACTATATTTCCACTATTGGTTCAAAAACCAGATTGCCTACAATATTCAACAGCGGGTCTTGAATCCGGACAATTCAGGTGCACGAGTGATTTACGCGGACCCGTGGTATTGGATGATATTGAAAACTATTAATCCAATGACCGAAATGGAACTCTGCGTGAATGAACGGTTGGAATATTTGTCCGCACGGTCGAAAAAGGCCAAGGCTATACAATACGATATGCAAACACAATTGGCTGTTTTTACAGAGCAAATGGCATCGCTACAAACCGATGTTGACCGGTTGAAAGAACAAGCCAAAACAAAAATACCGCAAAATACACACATTCGGTTTTGTTACTTTGAAGAGCCTTCAGCCGAAGAAACGATGAATGTATCAACGATCAAAAATGTGCTGACCGAAGAAACGGCGACCGAGTGTGCAGAAGCAGTTTTACAAGAACCTACAACACCCGAATGGAACGATTATTACGATCAACTCGATACAGCGAAAGAAGACTCGGATGATTATGAGAAACTATACCCGACATGGAATGTACAATTACAAACACAACCAAAAGAAGCCTATTGTGAAGGATGCGAATTGTGGGATCAAGGTCTGGGTGGAGAAAACCAAGTTGGTCACACGTGTAATGAACCGACAAACGAGTTTGAAATACTCAACCTTTAAAAACCAACCTTTTGATAAAAGGTTGGACCAAAAACAACAACCTTTAAAAAAGTTGACCTTTAAAAAAGGTTGAAATAAAAATAAAATAAAATAAAATAAAATAAAATGAAAAAAATGGAAAAAAAATTTAACATAGTTTTTTCATTTTATTTCAACAAAGTATGTTTGGTATAGAGAGGTTATAACAACGATTAAATTTAGTCGCCCTGGTTTTGCCAAGCTTTTTTCAAAAGCTAATATAAAGATGAATCGCGTTAGTTCGAGTGACTATATAAAAGCCAAAAAAACAAATACTATTTATACATGTTTAAAATATGATGCTCAACATACTAGTCCAAATACAGTCAATCCTGTCAAGCCGAGTAATCACCTTACATATAATAATAACATTAATATAGCATTGAACACAAATTGTACGTTATTAGATTGTTCTGGCGGGCAACTGAATTATGCGAAAAGCTATGACTTGTTTTATGGATTTAATTATGGGAAAATGTATAATTATAATAGATGCGTGTGTAGTAAAACTGGTAAGGATAAATGTGTATCAAATAAAAAATGCGATACTTCTGGTAATTGTTGTGTATGTTTTACGTGTGCTTTTTCATAGGGGCTCTGTACCTATTAAGTTATATTATACATCATTATCAAAGTTTATCACCTGCCCTTTTTAAAAGTTTGTTTATATAAATGAAAGATTCCAACTATTATATTTTACTCATTGCGGTAATTGTTATTTTTGAAAGTATAGCACAATATCATATCAGCGAAAGTAAACGCCGTAACAGTATTCTTTTTTTCTTATTAGCCATCGCATCCTATAGCGTCGTATGTCTGCTTTTACATAAATGTTATGATTTCGGAGGAATGGCCATGACGAATTTCACCTGGTATACATTAAGTATTGTCAGTATTGTTCTTATCGGTTTTTTAGGATTTGACGAAAGCATTACGCGTTATGATCTTATAGGATTAGTAATGACTATTGGTGGGTTGTATTTAATATTTGTGAAGGGGCACTAACGCGCTTGCGGTCGCGGGGAGGGGGGGAGGGAAGGGGTATAATATACACTTTATTTTATCACACCACTTTACCACACGAGGGCAATTGCGCGAGGGGGTATAATATACACTTTATTTTATCACACCACTTTACCACACGGGGGGTCAGGGGGCAGAGCCCCCAAAATTGAAATATTTAATTAATCTATAAAATAGATAAATTACATATATAAATTAATTAACATGGCAGCATCAGCATCATTTGTAGTAACACCTATTATTATTTTATCCCCCGAACAAGAGGAGGCCTTGTCAGAATACTCGGCAGGGAAAAACATATTCTTAACCGGACCGGGTGGGTCTGGCAAAACCGAACTGATTAAACAAATGGTCCGACTTGGAAAAGAAGCCGGTAAAGAAGTCCAAGTATGCGCGCTGACTGGTTGTGCGGCCTTGCTACTGAATTGTGCTGCCAAGACGGTGCATTCATGGGCGGGTATTGGTCTTGCTAACGGCTCTAACCATGATATTATTAAAAAACTGATTGATGGCAAAGTGAAAGCCAAGATTCAAAAATGGAAAAAGACCGACGTGCTGATTATTGACGAAGTCAGTATGATGTCGAAAAAAATATTTAATCTATTGGATGAAATCGGCCGCCGGATACGAAAAAAATATGATGTGCCGTTTGGTGGTTTACAAGTCATCTTTTCAGGGGATTTTTATCAGTTGCCGCCGGTATCAAAGGCTAATAATAATAATAACAATTTCGAAGATATAGACGAAAATGAAAAGGATGCTGGTGCGTTTTGTTTTGAAAGCGATAACTGGGCAACGACCTTTCATACGACAATTCAACTTAAAACAATATTTCGACAAACTGATTTAGAGTATTGTAAGATATTGAATCAAATTCGAGTAGGCAAACTCTATAAATCCTCTCTAGACATATTGTCAAAGCATATTGGTAAACAATATCCGACAAATGGTTTTAAACCGACGAAATTATTTCCACGTAAAAAAGAAGTAGAAATAATTAATAGATTGGAATATGCGGCTCTGGCAGAAGAAGAACATGTTTTCAAAATAAATAAAGTAAAAGAGGACCAATTGAGTTTATCCAGCAGTGATAAAAGAGAATCCATGTTTTTAAGCGAAGCCCAAAAAGAGATGGAATTGAATTTCTTGTTGAATAATGTCATTGTCGATAAAGAACTACGCCTTAAAAAAGGCACACAAGTCATGTGCGTAGCCAATATTGATATGGCATGTGAGACTGTTTTGAAGCCGATTGTGAATGGTAGCCAAGGCATTATAGTCGATTTTGTGGGCGAAGGAATTACAAAAGGCTTTCCTTTGGTTCAATTCAACAATGGTACCAAACGCATCATTAGCCCGCATATATGGCAAAGCGAAACCATTAAATCTATAGCCATTACACAAATTCCGCTGATTTATGCATGGGGAATTACCATTCATAAGGCTCAAGGTGCGTCATTGGATAGTGCGGAAATAGATGCGGGGAGCAATATCTTTGAATGTGGACAAACCTATGTGGCCCTTTCGCGTATCAAATCATTGGAGGGACTCTATTTGACCGCGTTTAATCCGAGCAAGATCAAAGTGAATAAAAAAGTACAGGACTTTTACGGGGCAATTCCGCTTGCGGTCGGCACCCCCCTCAACTCTGTGTCTGCTTTGCCTGTGCCTGCTTTGCCTGTGCCTACTTTGTCTGTGGATCCCCCACCCTATTCCCAGTCTACATTACCCCCACCCTATTCACATTAGAGGGAACCTAGGTTTCCTCTCCGCCATATTCACATACGGGGTTGAAGGGGGCAGAGCCCCCTAGTTATACAGCTGTTCAAACGCCAATGTAAATGACCAATCCATATTATTCAAATCAATAATTCGGCCATATTCATCATATAAAGCAATATGGAGACGTTGAATATCTACTGGTCCGAAATATTCACGTGTTCGGTTCATCTGTGTAGTCAATCCAGGGTCACTACTTATTTGATAGACCCCTACATCAGCTTGTTCTGCGGCCAAATTAATTCTAGTAATAATACTATCTTGAAACACAGAACTGCCATATGCTACCATAAACGCTGGCCCTGTATTTTTTTGATGGTCGTCTATTGAGAGGAAAGCATAATGCGGTCCGGAAATAAGACAAATGCCTTCAGAAACACACGCGCCGACGGCTCCTGTAGCACCACAAATATATTGTGCGCTTCTAAATCCGAGTTGCCAGCCCAAACGTAATTGAATATTGGTATTTACATCTAAAGTACCGTTATTATCAACATTAAAGCGAATGGTAAAACCATCTGTTAATAAGCTAGTTTGATTGGCTGGCGTGGCGAAAATCCCCCGTCCGCTCGTTCTATCGATGGTAAAACAAATATCTGTGAGTGGATTTAAAGAGGTTGGGTTAGGATTCGGATTCACAATAGACCCATCCGTATTCACTGTAACGGATATAGCAGTGGCGATGGAATTATTCATAATGGTTTCTAGATGCGATGCGTCATTTTCATGTGCCCATGCTTGTTCGTAATTACCGTCCGGTAGAGTAACTAGCCAGCCGTCTGTATTGGCATTATCCATAATCAGTAGATTCGCATTTCCTAAAGAACGAGATACCGCATAATAGGTGATTGGTATTTCAATCGCTGCGACACGCATACTAATAACATTTTTAATCATAGAAGGTAGAACCATCGAAAAATTGGTAGATTTGGTAGTATAATAACTCGGACGGAAGCGAGTATCAATGCTCACTGCTTGCATGATTGACCTCACGTTAATAGGGTTTAAATAGCCGGACGGGGCTTTTTCTGCGCCAGAGGCGACTCTACCATCTGATAATTTGGAGTTTTTACCTTCAGTTTTACTCGGGTTATCAATTATAAAATTACTACCTTGCTCCGTCACAATAGAGTTGGAAAGTAGAGTGTCGGAATTATTATTTGAATTATTAATTTCTACTAGTGTATTGCTAATGCGATTGGTAATAGTATCAATAAAAAAGAGTATCTCTCTCTGTTTTTCACTTCCTAAACTTGGATTGGATGTAATTTTTTGGCTTAATCTTTGTTTGGCACCAGTAATCTCATTTTGTGTATAGGGTCGTTTAAGTTGAAATAATCGCTCTAGTTCCTCATCTTTATAAGAATCACAATCTAGATTTAGGTTGTCCATTTATATTAATCCGCTTTTAAAAATGGGGGCTCCTGCCCCCAGACCCCCGGACTTTCGGACCAGACCGTATTCTTTATCCGATAAATTTAGACCTATCCGGGGGTTGGGGGGTCACGACCCCCCTCCACAACTACCACAACTAGTTTTTGGTGTATTTATAATAGTATGTATGGAATTTAATTTAGTATTTATCATAGGGCTAGGTTGTGTGACCAACATAGGTATTAGTTGTTTCTGTTTCTGTGTAGCTTTTGATCTATTTGTAAAGAGCATATTCATGTTCATCAAAGGCATATCGTTATGTTGTTATTATTATTACAATATAAACTATTTTAATAATATTATTTTTATATTTTTATATTTTTATATTTGGTTTCTAGGCCCCGACCCATAATCCAAATAGAATCATTGTCATGCCTATTATTTTATTGAATGTTATTTGATCGCCATACATTATTAAGCTTAATACACTATTTATTAACAAATTAGCACCAACCCATATAATTTGCATAGATGAAACAGACAGTTTAAGTGTTTCTGTTCCAATTGTTTTAGTAGGGAGTCTTAATATAAATTCTACTATAGAAAATAGTATTCCGAGTATAACAAAGTAATTATAATTGTTTGTTTTATTAAATAATTTTAAAAAAGCCAGTATGGATGCTAAAAAAGTATATAAAAGATATGTTATCATAGGATTCATCTCTTTATCTTTAATTAAGTACAACAAATTAATTAAATCCTTTATTTGTCATTAACAGCATTAACAGCATTAACAGCAATTAGCTGGGTTAACCGCTATAATACCATACGCACGTTTTTTATTACCGTATAGCATATTCGGGTTATTTATGACATTCGTATTTTGTGAGGCTGCGATGGTTCCCCCTTTAAGCTTGTTTAAATATCTGTCGTATGAATTATGTTTTATATCTACACCTTTTCCGCCAGGCGCACACGAACCTGGTTTTAAACTGGTAAGTGTTCTCCTGGTTGAACTACCGCGTGTTGGATGATAGGCAGTTTGTATAGATTTTAACAATTTATCACTGGATTGATTCCATGCTAATTTATTTGAAATGAGTTGTGTATTTGCCAATGCTGCTGCATTCATAGTGTATAAAGACGCTGGTACGCGTACTTGATGCCACATTTGTTTTTGATTGGCGACATTATTTATGCTACTACACGTCCCTGTTGAACAAGACGCATTACAAGATGTACATTGACTGGTGAGAGGTAACTGACCGTAATTACAGTTGCATGTCATTTATATATATACTTTTTAAAAAAGTATAGCAAAACATGGTAGTAAAAAGTATGGTAGCAAAACATGGTAGTAAAAAGTATGGTAGCAAAACATGGTAGTAAAAAGTATGAGCCGATAAATTAGGTAACAGTAATAGTTGCTTCGGCAGATATGTTCGAATAATCTGTTGTAAATGCTCTAATCTTAACAGTGCCTATATTATTGGCGGTTACTAAACAAGAATTTAAACTCATATTTGATATTGATGCTATATTGGGGTTATAACTTACCCATGTAATTTTTTTATTTGTTGTATTACTTGGTACAAAGTTTGTTGTGAGTTGAAACGAACTATTTTTCTTTAAAATTACAGATTTTCTATTTAATGCGATTGTTTTAGCTTTACGTGATACTGGTAAAGTGGTCGTGGTTGTGGATGAATGTGGCAATGTAGTCGTAGTTGTACCTGGTAGTGTGGTCGTGGTTGCCCGTGTAGTTGCCCGTGTGGTCGTGGTTGCCCGTGTGGTTGTAGTCGTGGTCGTAGTTGACGTGGGAGTTAATATACTTTTTAAGGTAGCACCATTGATTGAACCTAATCCTGAACAGCAATCATATCCAGGAAGAGCATTATATAAAGAGGTTGAGCTTGACGATGTATAATTATATCCAGAAGTAATATCATGAAAATTAGTAGCAGCAGCAGCATATAATAATGGGTTAACAAACTGATTGGGGTTGATTAAAGCTAAATAAGCAGCAAATATTGGTGCGGATATGCTAGTGCCACCATATGCGTATGGCGTTAATTGACCATTTATAAAAAGGCGGATACCACTATACGGATCAGCATTCAAGGCAATATCTGGAATATGGCGATAATTACCGGTTATGTTTGGTATTGAATTTTGATAAGCAGGTTTAGCATACTTTGTGCTAATACCGCCTCCGGTTGCTTGATAACTATCATTCCAAACAACTTCGGCTGTGGCTGGATCATTATAATTTAGTGTTGGGCAATATAAATTAGTTCCACCCACGGCTGTGACGTACGGACAAGTTGCTGGAAAACTTGTATTAAGCGTCGTCATATTCTCACTGGATCCATCATCACCAGCAGCCACGCATATATTAACACCATTTTGTGTCGCGGCCTGTAAAATAGTATTGACCTTTGTAAATTCATTCGGATTATTTACATAGCCTATTTCTGGTATTCCCCATGAAATGTTTAATATAGTAGGTTTATAATGCGTTTGTCCTATAGTTATACCGCTCAATACGATGGGCAATAAATCACTAACTGAAAAGAAAGGACATATAAATAAAATAATGGTTAGTTTTGGGTTGGGGCAACAGCCGCCAATGATACTCACATCTATAATATTTTCTTCAGTAGCATTAATACTATAAGGATCAGTAGATAAATCATTTGTAGCAGTATTACCATTAACAGTAGCCGTAACCACGATAATTTTGGGCATTTGATTTGCTGGAATCCCGATTGAATTCCAGTATTTTTGAGCATCACAAGTAGAGGTAGAAGTATATGGCGGTATAACATAGGGCGTGGTTGATTTATAACCGTTAGGAACGCCATATAACCCTCCTCCGAAAGATAATATACCAACAGTATTACTAATTGCTGTATTTACTGGAGGAAATCCATAGATTTGTGCTATTTGCGTACAAGTATAATTGATGGTCGGAAGATATAAAGGTGATGCTGATGATTCTGAATTTAGTGCCGTAAAAATGGCGGCAGAACGATCTATATCCGGACATTTTTTATGATAGGGAGAGGGCCTTAATTCCGACATGTCTATATATATTATTTATTGGTGTTAAAATATAAATTACATATTTTTTTATTGGATCTAAAATTGAATGATAATTATTATATAATTATATGTAATAATTACAAGTAACTATTTGTGAGGAAAAATGTCTTCTTCATCTTCGCCCGCCTATAAATGTATTTGCTGTAATCGGGAATACCAGCGAAAACTATTTTATGATAAACATGTATTGTTATGTCATTTAATGATGACAAAATCCATCGCGGAGATGAAAAAAGACGAAGAAGAACACGCGGATACGCCTACAGTACGTGTATTGTATGAAATCATATTAGAAATGAATGCAAAAATGGTAAAGATGGAAGCCAGATTAGACGAGTGTGAAAAATGGTCCGATTCGAATAAACGCAAACTTAATGTCATCGGGTGGCTGAATGAAAGGTATAATCCGTATCCGGTAACCTATACGGTCTGGTTTAATACGATCAAACTCACACGACAACATTTGGAAATGATTTTCGAAATGGATTATGTGATGGGTATTAGTTCTATTTTACAGTCGTTGTTGCCAGCGACGGAATTGCCCCGTGCCGTCCAGCCCCTGCCCCGTGCCGCCGGGGGTGAGGGGGCAGAGCCCCCAGCGATAAAATGTTTCAATCAAAAAGATAACATATTATTTATATATGAGAACGATAAATGGGACGTGATGCCCAATGGATTATTTGATAAGTTAATAATGACATTATCTAAAAAACTTATTGGTGAGTTTTTCCTGTGGCAAAATGAAAATATCGATAAACTAGAAAATGATGCTTTTGCCACACTACATGCGAAAAACTTGAAAAAGGTTATGGGGGGCTCGGTTAGTATTGAAATATTGAGTTTACGGGTTAAAAAAGAAATATACAAATATTTGAAAACAGACGTCATATGATTATTTGTTCCTTTGTTCCTTTGTTCCTTTCATTAATTAAAATATTGCTCTATTACCATTTGTGGAGTCATAATAGGTATATTTAATTTTCTCGCCTCATCTACTTTGCCCGTTGTTTCATCCAATGTTTTAACAATAACCATAAAGGTATTTTTGCTCACACTGCTGGCTTGCTCGGCCCCGACTGCTTCCAACTTTGTAATCAGGTCTTTATCTCTGAATCCTGTCATTATATATTTTTTCTTATAAAGGGCAATTCCATCTGCTGCTCTTGCACTTGCGGTCGGCGGGGGGGGTGTGAGTATGATTGGTGTGTAAGTGAGTTTATGGGTCAGCTTCGCATCTTTCATAAACTGAATAAATTCATCGCTATTATCGACAAAATTCTCTGCGGTTTTTTTGGCCATGCCGGGAATTTGGCTGACTTTATTTATTTTTTCTTGTCGATTAGATTGTTGTTGCTCTAGAATAGTAGGATAATGAGTTAGTATCAAGACCAATTTCTTGACACCAAACCCACGTCCAAAAATATTGGACGCATGCATCAGTTCGGGTAAAGAGGCCTCTTTCACTTTTGTTTTAATATTTTCATGAATTTTATCGGCCATTTTTTGTTTGAAGCCTTCTACCGTGAGCAGCTCATCTATCGTCATCGCAATGATTTTCGGTACAGTGTCGTAGCCGGCTGCCATAATGCGTTTTACATTACCCATGGCCAAGCCTTCTACATTTAAATGGGTAAAGAAGCCGGTGATATTCTTCTCTTTGACCACCTGATTATCGGCTTTATCGATTAAAATAATATCTACATGGGTATCGTTCCATTCATAGGATGTAGTTGTGGGGTCGGGCATGAGTGGCGCGTCCGCGGCTTGTATAACATCGGTAATGTGTGGAATAACATCACCACTGCGAATAAGGCGTATTAAAGCACCTACACCGATTTTATTGCTTTCAATAAAACTGGCATTAAATCCTGTGGCGTATTCAATCGTGACACCCCCGAGTATAATAGGTTCAATCTGTACTCGTGGTTTCAGATACCCATCTTTGCTAGGGGTCCAAATGACATCTACCACTTTGGCTTCTGCTACTTGGTCGGACAAGACCATTTTAAATGCAAAGGCATAATCGGGATTCCCGGTAGGTCGAGGATAGATGGCATCATTCATACAGACAAGTCCGTCGATTTCATAGGCATAATTGGTCCGCCATTCCATTAACATAGTAGATAAAAGTTCATTGCTGGGGGCGCTGCCCCCTTGCCCCCGACCGCAAGCGGAATTGCTGGGGGCGCTGCCCCCTTGCCCCCGACCGCAAGCGGAATTGCTGGGGGCGCT